ATCTACCTCGAGGAAGGCGGCCGCCCGGCGGCCGTTCGTCCACGCCCCGATTTAAATGACCCCATCAACATGGTTGCTAGTGCCATGCACCGCTTCGGGCGGGACATGCCACAGGGCAATCGGAACGTCCGGCGCCGTTTCTTGCGGTTTTCGAAACACCTGATTCGGCGCGCGTTTGCGCCGCTCCCTGGAGACCTGGACGTTGAGTTAGATACGTTCTTGGATAAGACTACGTACTCCGCCACGGAGCGCGAGCTTATCCGGCAGGCAGTGCGGGAGAACCCCGTGATCAGATCGGAGCACTTCGACGCGAAGAGCTTCTTGAAGGACGAGCCCTATGGGGAATTTAAGTACCCTCGTTCAATCAATGCTTATCCTGAGCTGATCAAGGGTTTTTGCGGCGCTATCCAACATCTATTAGATAAGGGCCTTTTCGCGTGCAAGTGGAGCGTGAAGTTCGACGACATGCCCACGCGCGCGAAGCGCATGATGGAACTTTTCAAGGGCCGAAAGGTCAGTGTCAACGATTCCTCCTCATTCGAGGCCCACCACACCCGTGAGTTTGCCAAGTTGAGGCTTTATTGGAAGGCCCACATTGGGCAGAATTTGCCCGGCATTTCTGCTTTCATGACGCAGGCCGCCGTTAAGGCGGTTGGCGTGAACCGTGCCAAGTTTAAGTGGGCAACCTGCACGGTCGATGAGCGCCTTTTTTCTGGCGACAACTCCACCAGTTCGGACAATTTTGTCCTCAACTTGTGCCTCACGCTATTCGCTCTCGCGGAGAGCTTATGGCCCACCTTGGGCATTTCAGAGCAGGTATCTCGAGCCATGGAATGGCCCGCACTGTTCGAGGGTGACGATGGCATCTTTGAGCAATTTGCGGTTTTGCCCGAAGTGTTGGCTGGTCTTGGCGTCTTGTGGAAGAAAGAAGACCACGACAGCTTTGAGACTGCGGCCTTTTGTCAGATTATGGTCGAGCCTGAGACCATGACCTTGATTGGCGATCCCAGGAAAATCATGGCCGACTTTGGTTGCCTCAGCAGGAAGTACTTTGCGTGCCGGGACGCCCGGAAGCGCGAGCTCCTGCGTTGCAAGGCCATGTCGTTCGCAGTTGCGTACGAAAACTGTCCCATAATCCATGAACTCTGCCTTTATGTGTTGCGCACCACGCGCGGCATGGACATAAGGTGGGCCCTCCAGCAGCAAGATCGATATCGTCGTCTTGACTTCCTGGCGGCCGCCAAGACTCGTCCGTGGCTGCGCGTACCCAAGGTCAGTGACCGGGCGCGCAGCATGGTGGAGACATTCTATGGGATAACACGTGAGGCCCAGTGTGCTTACGAAGCGCACTTCGCCTCCGCGGCCGAGCTCGGGCCTGTACCATTGTTGTTCGA